CATGTTTATACCCTCGCGTTTGTTTGACTCGTATTGTTGCACAACACTGTCAACGAACTCGTCGACGGAGTACTCGCGCTCATCCAACTTGCCCCATTCAACGCTCGTCATTTTGTGAAGCACCAAATGTGGGAAAGCTGGCTGACCCTTGGTACGGTTCAACATGTACTGTCGGAGTTTTTCCTTATCGAGACGGCGGTTCTGTGGTGGACCGCTTGCGGTGTCGTTGGTTGCCCAGTTGGGCTTTACACAAACACACCAGGCGAAGTCGAGCCTCCTGAGCACAGCTTGTGGTTCCTGAATGCTCGGCATTTGGTCTGGCCTAAATGTCTCGCGGTTTGTTGTAAGCCACACAAACTCTGAACGGAAGTGATACTTGCCCTTATCCTCCAAAGCCGCCATGTTCAAGCAATAAGGGTTGTTGTTGTTGAGCATGATCAACTCCGAGAAAATCGACTCACCAGTCGCGCTATCGCGAATGAAGCCAAACTCATCAATGAGCATATGTTGTTGTCCCTTGTAACCAGAATAATATTGATCTTTTTGATTGTATGAGTACATGAAATTGCCTCGGTTCTTAAGGAAGTCTTCAAGTTTGTCACGCGGGAGCACTCGCGAAGCAACAACTGGCCAAGACCAGTTCATGAGGGTTGTTTTTCCGATGCCGGGTGCTCCTGTTAACAACACAGTGACAGGCGTGGTACGCTGGCCACTACAGTAAACATTCATGGAGCCGAGGTGAACCATCATTAAGTTCAACACACGTTTGCATTCGACCACATCACGGATTTGAAGGTCCGTGCCCCCGCTGGCTCTAAGCTCATTGATAACCTTCTCGGCCTCAGCGTAGAGCTCGTTACACTGGTGCAACACAGACTGATCTCGCAATCCGCTATAAAACTGATCGCGCAACGAGTGCACCTTTGCCACATACTGTTCAAGGAAAAAGTACGGATCGGACTTGAGCTTGATTGGTTTGCCACCAAAGCAGCCCCTAATGAAGTTCACGACATTCTCCAAGCCCTTAATGCAGGCATCAACGAAAGAGCGCCAACCTTTCTGGGATCCCTCGAAACTCTTGACCTTGTCAGCGAACTTCTGAGCTCCATCAAAGATATCGGCGGCCTTCTTCCAAGATACTCCAACAAGGGCTACGACTAATGCTACAGTACCCGCGGCATAAATGGGCCTCTCAAATGCGCTCTGTGCAACAATCTCAGGGGTCCCCTCCTTGTTGAGCATAGGCTCAACCACGTACTGGTTGAAGCCCTCTAGAGCGACGCGCGTCGCGGCAAAAGCTGCATGCATGTGCCCCTGCCCGGTTGTGAGCACGCGCAGGATGGACAAACCAGCTATAACAGCTTGCGCACGCAAATTGCGTTTATAAATCGCATAAATGGTTGAAAGTGTTAGCGCTGCAGTGACCAAATTAGAGACTGTCTCCTTGCTGGGTAGCATGTTGCTCAACTTTTCGTAAATCTTAGACGGGCGCGTGCGCTCCTCAAAGACTGACATTAACCTGGTTAGCTCCGCCAGGATGGGAACGAAGTCCTTCTTGATTGTATCATTAGTGGCTTTGATGCCATCCTTGATCCCGGTGAGATCCTCCGGGTTGTACTTACCCACAATGTCAGTAAGATTTTCCATGGTGTGATTAAACTGCGATGCCTCCTCACCGAGGACCCCAACGGCCCCCATGAGACCCTCCAAGGTCTCTGGGATGTTGCTGAGGCCAGTCAC